TTCCACCGCCTCCGCCTCCGCCTCCGCCGCCTCCGCCTCCGCCGCCACCGCCACCGCCACCGCCTCCTGTGCCCCAGCCTCAGCCGGAGCCGCCCTGGTGGGTGACCAACCCGCCGCCGCCTCCACCGGCGCCGGCCCCTGCCGCCGACCCGCCTGCCGCGACGCCGGCGCCCACCCCCACGCCGGCCCCGGCCCAACCCGACCCGGCTGCGGTGGAGAAGGCGGCGGAGGCGGCGATCCAGCGCCGGCCGCGCAGCCGCACCGGCACGGTGGCCACCTCGTGGCGCGGCGTGCTGAACCCGGACGCCGTGGTGCCCGGCCGCAAGCGCCTTCTGGGGGAGTGAGCCATGGCCGACCCCACCAAGCCCAAGCGCGCCGGCAAGCCGGATGACCCCGCCGCGCTGGTCGAGCGCTTCCGCGCCGCCAAGGCGCGCCGTTCGGTCTGGGAGGCGCACTGGCAGGACTGCTACGACTACGCGCTGCCCAACGGCCAGCTGTTCAACCACGTCGGCACGCCCGGCGAGCGGCGTGTCGACCGGCTGTTCGACGGCACCGCGCCCGACGCGGTGGAGCAGCTGGCCGCCAGCCTGCTGTCCCAACTCACGCCGCCGTGGTCGAGCTGGTTCGGCTTCGTGCCCGGCCCCGACCTGTCGGACGCCGAGCGCGACCGCATCGCCCCCATGCTCGACCGCGCGGCGGGCATCGTGCAGTCGCACTTCGACCGCTCCAACTTCGCGGTGGAGGCGCATCAGGCGTTCCTCGATCTCGTCACCGTCGGCACCGCCAGCCTGCTGATGGAGGAGGCGGCGCCCGGCGAGGCGTCCTCGCTGCGCTTCACCGCCGTGCCGATGGCCGAGGCGGTGCTGGAGGAAGGGCCGCACGGGCGCCTCGACGCCACATGGCGCGGCAGCGCGCTGACCCTGGCGGAGATCGGGCGCCGCTTCCCCGGCGCCGCGCTTCCCCCCGGCCTGCGCCGGCGCGGCGAGGACGACCCCGACGCCCGCTTCGACGTGGTCGAGGCGGTGCTGCCGGACGGCATCGCCTACCGCTGGACGGTGGTCCTGGACGGCGGGAGCGAGGAGGCGGTGACGCTGGCCGACGGCCGCTTCGCGCAGTCTCCGTTCGTCAACTTCCGGTGGCTGAAGGCGCCCGGGGAGGTCTACGGCCGCTCGCCGGTGATGAAGGCGCTGCCGGACATCAAGACCGCCAACAAGGTGGTCGAGCTGGTCCTGAAGAACGCCTCCATCGCCGTCACCGGCATCTGGCAGGCCGACGACGACGGCGTGCTTAACCCCGCCGCCATCCGGCTGGTGCCGGGCACCATCATCCCCAAGGCGGTCGGCTCGGCCGGGCTGACGCCGCTCGCCAACCCCGGGCGGTTTGACGTGTCGCAGCTGGTGCTCGACGACCTGCGCGCGCGCATCCGCCACGCGCTGCTGGCCGACCGGCTGGCGCCGCTCAACGACGCCCGCATGACCGCCACCGAGGTGCTGGAGCGCTCGGCCGAGGTCGGCCGGCTCTTGGGCGCCACCTACGGGCGCCTGCAGGCGGAGCTGCTGACGCCGCTGCTGCTGCGCGCCGTGTCGATCCTGCGCCGCCGCGGCGAGATCCCCGACTTCATCGTGGATGGAAGGCTGGTCGAACTGCAGTACCGCTCGCCGCTCGCCCAGGCGCAGGGCCTGCGCGACGTGCAGGCGACGCTGCGCTGGCTCGACACCGCGCAGCGCCTCGGCGGCGGCGCGCTGGAGACGGTGGACGCCGCCGCCACCGCACGCTGGCTCGGCGAGGCGTTCGGCGTCCCCGCCAAGCTGATCCGGGCGCAGCCCGCGCCCAAGCCGGAGGAGGCAAGCCATGGCTGAGTGGCCCTGGTCCGCCGAACCCGCCGGCCCTGCCGCCGATGACGACCCGGCGCCGAGCTTCGCGCGCTGCTTCGCCGGGCCGGACGGCGCGCGGGTGCTGGGCGCGCTGCGCGCCATGACGGTCGAGCGGACGCTCGGCCCCGACGCCTCCGACGCCGCGCTGCGCCACCTGGAAGGCCAGCGCGCGCTGGTCGCCACCATCCTCGCCCTGGCCGCCCGCGGCCGCGGCGAGGCCCCCTGACATATGAATAGGAGAGCCCCATGGCCGACAATCTGCTGACCGCCGCCGCCACCACCACGCCGGCCGGCGTGCCCGACAAGTTCCTCGACCCGCAGACCGGCGCCGTGCGCGTCGATGCGCTGGTGAAGTCCTACCAGGAACTGGAGCGCCGGCTGGCGGCCGGCGGCGCCGTCCCCGCCGCCCTCGCATCGCCGGCCCCCGCGTCGCCCGACGAGTACCACATCGCCTGCGACCACGGCCTGTTCGAGGCGTGCCCGGAGATCAACGCCCGCCTGCATGCCGCCGGCTTCGCGCCGGAGCAGGCGCAGCTGGTCTACGATCTCGCCGCCGAGCGGCTGATGCCGCTGATCCAGGAGCTGGTCGCCGAGTTCCAGGCGGACCGCGAGGTGCAGCGCCTGATCCAGCACTTCGGCGGCGAGGAGAAGTGGCGGGCGGTGTCGCGCCAGCTGCTCGCCTGGGCGGCGAAGAACCTGCCGGCCCCGGCGGTGGAGGGGCTGTCCACCACCTATGAAGGCGTCATGGCGCTGTACCGCATGATGACCGGCTCCGAGCCCTCGGCCCTGGCCCGCGGCGACACCCCGGCCGAGGGCGGCGAGACCGAGCTGCACACCCTGATGCGCGACCCGCGCTATTGGCGCGACCGCGACCCCGGCGTGGTGGCGCGGGTGACCGAGGGCTTCCAGCGGCTGTATCCCGGGGGGCGTTGAGCGGCGTCTCCGCGCTGGGCCACCACCCAGCCCTCCCCCCGCACAGCGGGGGGAGGTCGGGAGGGGGGCAGCGCAGGGACGCCCGCGACATCATCCCACCCCGCCGGAGATTCGATGTTGCTAATTTGAAATGAAACCGGCAGTTTCCGTTACAGGAAGCTAACCGGTTCCCCGCGGCGGTGCATGGTTCTGCGTCGGAAGATCCGCTGGCTGACTCTGTTCAGCCTGATGGGCTGCCTCGCGGCGGCGATCCCTGCCTATGTGCTGTTGCAGCACGGCCCGCTGCCCTTCCTCGTCTTCGCGGCGGCCGCGCTGGCGCTGGCTTGGCCGGCGTCGGGGCTGGTGGCCGAGCGCATGGCGCGGCTGATCGACCACGACGAGCGGCTGACCGGCATCATGCGCAACGTCGGCGAGGCCATCGTGCTGGTCGCCGACGACGGCACCGTCGAGGAGCACAACCCCGCCGCCGAGACCCTGTTCGGCCGCCCCGACCTGGACGGCGCGCCGTTCGCCGCGCTGTTCGCCGAGGCCGAGCGCCAGCGGGTGGCGGCGCTGCTCGCCGCCGGGATGCGCGACGGCGCCTCGGTGCAGAAGCCGGCGCTGGCCATCGAGCGCGCCGGGGTGCGGATCGAGGCATCGCTGGCGATCTCCCGCCTCGACGTGCACGGGGGGCGCAGCACCATCGCCGTGCTGGCCGACGTCACCCAGCGCCTGCGGCACGAGCGGGAGCTGCTGCGCCTCGCCACCCGCGACCGGCTGACCGGCCTGCCCAACCGGGCGATGATCGAATCGCTGCTGGAGGCGGCGGTGGAGGAGGCGCGGCGCGAGGGCGCGCGCTTCGGCGTGCTGTGCCTCGATCTGTCGCGCTTCAAGCTGATCACCGACACGCTGGGCCATCAGGCCGGCGAGCGGCTGCTGATCGAGGTGGCGGCGCGCATCCAGGCGACGGTGCCCGGCGCCGACGCGGTGGGGCGTATCGGCACCGACGACTTCGCCGTGCTGCTCGACCACGTACCGGAGCCCGAGCACGCCGCGGCCATCGCCCGCAACGTGCTGGCGGCGTTCGACGACCCGGTCGACCTGGACGGGGCCGAGCACTATGTGCGCCCCTCCATCGGCATCGCGCTGTTCCCCGACCACGCCGACGACGCGGCCGAGCTGATGCGCGCCGCCGACACCGCGCTGTACGCCGCCAAGCGGCAGGGCGGCAAGCGCTGGGCCTTCTTCCGGCGCGAGATGGCCGACCAGGCGCGCCGCCACCTGGCGCTCGACCGCGACCTGCGCGCGGCGCTGGCGGCGGGGGAGTTCCGGCTGGTCTACCAGCCCAAGGTGTCGCTGGCCGACCATGCGCTGGAGGGCTTCGAGGCGCTGCTGCGCTGGGAGCGGCCGGGGCACGGCGTGGTGTCGCCCGGCGAGTTCATCCCGGTGGCCGAGGAAACCGGCTTCATCGTCCAGCTCGGCGACTGGGTGCTGGAGGAGGCCTGCCGGCAGCAGCGCGCGTGGCAGACCCTCGGGCTGGAGCCGGTGCCGGTGGCGGTCAACATCTCGCCGCGCCAGCTGCGCCAGCGCACCGCGGTGGATTTCCTCGCCACGATCTCCCGCCACGGCCTGTCCCCGGGGCTGATCGAGGTGGAGATCACCGAAGGCGCCGTGGTGCAGGACTTCGACCACGCGCTGTCGGTGCTGGCCGGCCTCAAGGCGGTGGGCATCCGGGTGGCGGTGGACGATTTCGGCACCGGCTACTCCTCGCTCAGCTATCTGAAGCGGCTGCCCTTGAGCACGTTGAAGATCGACCGCTCCTTCGTCGCCGGCGTGCCGGGCGGGCGCGAGGACTGCGGCATCGTCTCGACCATCATCGCCATGGCGAACATGCTGGACCTGAACGTGGTCGCCGAGGGCGTCGAGCGGCCGGAACAGGCCGCCTTCCTGCGCCTCCACAACTGCCCGACCGTGCAGGGCTGGCTGACCGGCCGCCCGGTCCCGGCCGCGGAAGCCGCCGACCTGCTGGCGGTGCGGCTGAAGCGGAGCGCGTGATCCGCCTTTCCGTGCCGCGCGGATTTTTTTCCTTGACGCTCGGGCTTTTTCGTTCTACATCTGTTCTCGTCAAGGCCGGAGGTGCGTCTCCCCTCCACCCCGGTCCCTGACGCTTCCGCATCCCCCGATGCACCCTGGGAAAGGCCGGCCGGATAACCCGTAAGGGCCCGCCGGCCTTTTCTTTTTGCGCACGCCCGCGGCCGGGCGCGTGGGCCCACGCGCGCCGACAACCGATGGGGCGGGTGCGCACCTCCCGACATTTCCATTCCTCTTCGTCCGGAAGGAGCGTATTCCTATGTCCACATCGGTCGCCCAGGCCTTCGTCAAGCAGTTCGAGCGCGAAGTCCACGAGTCCTATCAGCGCATGGGCTCCAAGCTGCGCAACACGGTGCGCAGCAAGAACAACGTCCAGGGTGCCTCGACCGTCTTCCAGAAGGTCGGCAAGGGCACTGCCATGGTGAAGGCGCGGCACGGCGCCGTGCCGGTCATGAACCTCGACCACGAGCCGGTGGAATGCCTGCTCGCCGACTACTACGCCGGCGACTGGGTCGACAAGCTCGACGAGTTGAAGACCAACATCGACGAGCGGCAGGTCATCGCCAACGCCGGCGCCTACGCGCTGGGCCGCAAGACCGACGAGCTGATCATCGCCGAGCTGGACAAGTCCACCGTCTTCGCCGGCACCGCCACGGACGGCCTGACCAAGGGCAAGGTGCTGGAGGCGTTCGAGCTGCTGGGCGGCGCCGACGTGCCGGACGACGGCCAGCGCTACGCCGTGGTCGGCTGGAAGCAGTGGAGCCAGCTGCTGGGCATCGACGAGTTCGCCAGCAGCGATTACGTCGGCCCCGACGAGCTGCCGTGGCGCGGCACGCAGGCCAAGCGCTGGCTGGGCACGCTGTGGGTGCCGCACTCCGGCCTGACGCTGAGCGGCAACGTGCGCCTGTGCCACTGGTACCACAAGACCGCGGTCGGCCACGCCGCCGGCGCCGACGTGAAGACCGACATCACCTGGCACGGCGACCGCGCCGCGCACTTCGTCAACAACATGATGAGCCAGGGCGCCTGCCTGATCGACCAGGGCGGAGTCGTCACCCTGCGCTGCCTCGAATAGGGGCGTACCGCAGGCTGACCGACGACGGGCGCTCCCGCCCGCATGCGGACCGCCATCCCGGCCGCGTGCGCGGGGGCGCCCCGATGCCCTGACCTTCTCCAGGAGATTCCCCATGGCCTTCGCTTCCAAGGACCTGAGCGTCCTCGCCTACGCCAACGGCTTCACGCTGTGGCACTACACCACGCCCGACGCCGCGACGGCGGTGGACGGCAGCGGCTACTTCAACGGCGCGTCCGACATGCTGCGCGTCGGCGACATGATCCTCGCCAACACCGGCGGCGGGGCGGGCGTGCTGGTGATCGCCTCCAACAGCGGCGGCACCGTGGACGCGGCGAACCTGACCGCGTTCGGCGCGACCAACAGCGATTGACGACACTTGCCCCCACCCTAACCCTCCCCCGCTCTCGGCGGAACCTTTGGTTCCGCCTGCCGCGTCAGGCGGATCGAAGATCCGCCGTGAGCTTCGCAGGGGAGGGAACTCCGCCGCTCTGCCCCCTCCCCTGCGCAGCGGGGGAGGGATGGGGTGGGGGCAACACCTGCGAGGATTCCCCCATGGCACTCACCGCGATCGGGCTGTGCAGCCGGGCGCTGCTGAAGATCGGCGCCACGCCGCTGACATCCTTCGACGAGGGCACCGCCGAGGCGGAAGTGGCCGCCGCCCTCTACGCGCCGACCCGCGACGCGCTGCTCTCGGCCCGCGCCTGGAGCTTCGCCACCGCGCAGGCCGTGCTGCCCCGTCTCGCCGCCGAGCCGGTGGCCGACTACGCCCACGCCTTCCAGCTTCCGGCCGACTTCCTGCGCGCGCTGTCGGCGGGTGCGGCCAGCCGCGGGCGCGGGCTGGACTACCGTATCTCCGGCCGGGCGCTGCACGCGGCGTCCTCGTCGGTCGTGCTGACCTACGTGTACCGCCCGGCGGAGGAGGATTTCCCGGCCTTCTTCGACCAGGCGCTGATCGCGCGCCTCGCCGCCGAGTTCTGCATCCCGCTGACCGAGAATTCCTCCCGCGCCGACGGCCTGCACCAGCTGGCCGAGGCGGAGTTCCGCCGCGCCCGGCTGATCGACGCGCAGCAGGACGTGCAGCCGGGCTTCGAGGACTTCTCCCTGATCGAGGCGCGCGGGTCATGAGCCGGGTCCGACAGGTGAAGACCAACTTCACGGCGGGCGAGATCTCGCGCCGGCTGCTCGGCCGCCGCGACCTGCGCGCCTACGACAACGGGGCGCTCAGCCTGCGCAACGTCTTCATCCACCCGACCGGCGGCATCACCCGCCGCTCCGGCCTCGCCTTCGTGGACACCGCGCGCGGCGCCGGGCGGCTGGTGGCGTTCGAGTTCAACACCGAGCAGACCTACCTGCTGGCCTTCTCGGCGGGCAGGATCGACATCTACCGCGACGACGCCCGCGTCGCCACGGTGGACGCGCCCTGGACCGAGGCGCAACTGCGGCAGATTACCTGGACGCAGAGCGCCGACACGCTGCTGGTCTGCCACCCCGACGTGCCGCCGCGCAAGCTGACGCGCACCGGCGCCGACGCCTGGACGCTGTCCGAGTGGGCCTACGTGGTGGAGGACGAGGCGGTTCGCCTGCCGTTCTACCGCTTCGCCGACGCAGAGGTGACGCTGACCCCCAGCGGCACCAGCGGCGCCATCACCGTCACCGCCTCCGCCCCGGTGTTCGACCCGCTGCACGAGGGCACGCGCATCCGCATCAAGGGCAAGCAGCTCCTGGTCACCGGCGTCGCCTCGGCCACCTCGGCGCAGGCGACGGTGAAGGAGGACCTGCCCAACACCACCGCCACCGTGAACTGGGACGAGCAGGCGTTCAGCCCGCGGCGCGGCTGGCCGGTGACGGCGGCGTTCCACCAGGACCGGCTGGTCATCGGCGGCTCCCGCGATCTGCCGAACCGGCTGTGGCTGTCGCGCTCGGCGGATCTGTGGAACTTCGACCTCGGCACCGGCCAGGACGACGAGGCGATCGAGTTCGGTCTGCTGTCCGATCAGGTGAACGCGCTCCGCGCCGTGTTCTCCGGCCGCCACCTGCAGCTCTTCACGTCGGGTGCGGAATACATGGTGACCGGCGACCCGCTGACGCCGCGAAGCATCCAGCTGAACCGGCAGACGCGCATCGGCTCGCCCATCGACCGCACCATCATGCCGCGCGATGTGGACGGCGCCACCCTGTTCGTCTCGCGCAACGGCAAGGAGATCCGCGAGTTCCTGTATACGGACACCGAGGCGGCGTACCAGGCCAACGATCTGGCGCTGCTCGCCCGGCACATCGTGCAGGGTCCGCGCGACCAGGACTTCGACAAGCGCCGGCGGCTGCTGTTCGTGGTGATGGAGGACGGCTCCATCGGCGCGCTGACCGTCTACCGGGCCGAGCAGGTCACCGCCTGGACCCGGCTGACGACGGACGGCGCCGTGCGCTCCGTTGCGGTGGTCGGCGACGACGTGTACCTGCTGGTGGACCGCGCCGGCACCTGGACCATCGAGCGCTTCGACGACACGCTCAACACCGACTCCGCGCTGGTCGGCGGCAGCGGCACCGCCGTGTCCACATGGTCTGGTCTCGGCCATCTGGAAGGGCGGCGGGTCGCCGTGCTGGCCGACGGGGTGGTGCGCGGCGAGGCCGACGTGCTGACCGGCCGCATCACCCTCGACACCCCCGCCAAGGAGGTCGAGGCCGGGCTGACCTACACCCACGTGGTCGAGCCGCTCCCGGCCAACCTGCTGGGGCAGATGGCGG